ACAGGGCCAGTTGACCTCCTCAAACCCGCGGGCTTCCATACCGGCCCGGAGGTTCCCCGTCCAAAAATCGTTGATCTCGAGCAACGCCTTATGTCCCCACGGCACGCCATAGGTGTGGTGGAGACCGTAGGAGATCGACCCCGCGGCCAGGGACGAACAGTCCGCGTTCTGCGGACTGGAGACTCGACCATGGGCGTCGGCCGCCGCGTACCAGGTGCGCCGGTCCTCGCCCTGGCTATAACCCACCGGCTGGTTGTCACAGATTTCCCGCGCGATCTCGGCGGTTACGGATCCGACGCTCACGCTACGCCTCCCTGCTGCTCCTCCCAGCCGGCAGCGAAATTGATCGGACCGGCCTTGAAGGGGTTGAGCCAGGCGCGGGCGACGTTCTTGTAAGTCTTGCCGTCGACGATGATCCGCTCACCCGGCCCCACCATCGCGCCCTGCTGCAAATCCTTGATGTTCTTGGCCTCATGCGAGACCGACTTCTCATAGGCATCGATCCGTGCATCAACCTCCGCCTTACAGTCGCGCAGGTACTCGCGGCGACTGGCCTCAGCAGAGACCCGATTTGCCAGCTCGATAAAATCGGTGTCCTTCATGAATCGGAGGCCGCGCTCCGACGTGTCCAGATATCCCGGTGTGGTCATGCCATGCTCCTTGGATTGGCTAGTGCGAATAGTGTGCTGTAGGCGGAATCCCCGGAAATACTGAGAGTCCCACCTGTTCCGTACGCGCCGGTAAAACCAGCGCGAATCTTCGGGTCCTGACCAGCGGGCACGACACGAACACCGGTGACGGTGACCGTGGAGCCCGTGGAGTCATTGGGGAAACGAGCCCGGTAAGGACGATCCAGCAGGAAAACGGTGGCGTCGATATCGCCAGCCGTGACCCTTGCCCAGACTGTGAACGAAATCTGGACAATTCGGTCGTAGGGGCGCACACCCAGGTCGACCTGTGCCGCGCCCGAATACTGGCCGTTGTTCAGTTTCAGCGTGTTGTTAATGACCACGCTGGCCTCTACGGCCTGCACTTCATTGATGGGTCTGAGCACCCAGCGCTCGCCGTTTTTCGACCCGTCAGAGCGGTAGAGGACGCCTCCGACGTCGACGTATGCGGGGTGCGCGGGCGTCGGCGGATGCCCGATGGCCTCGGCCTTGCTGAGGATTTCCCTTGCGGCCGCAACGGATTGGGCAGGGAAGATCACGCCTGCGGCGTCCAGGGCGTTCGGCCAGGCGGACAGGAGGTCATCTCCCGCCTCGGGAATAGGAATTCCCTTCCAGTGATTCGCTGGCATTCCTTTCCACCTTTCACTTGGTGTAGGAGACTTCAATAGTCAGATCATGGCTCCAATAGCCATAGGACGCATTTCCCTTGGTCTCGAAAGATATCCCGCGGAAATAGCCGCCCTTCCAGCTGTTCCACTGGTCTCGGGGAATCTGAATCCAACGGCCATCACCACGCCCCCAGCCACCGGACTCATACCAGCGGTTACCGCCACCGGAATACGAGCCGGGCGCGGACTGGAAACCATGCGAGCCAATAGAAGCGACGCCGGTCTGCCCATACCAGTGCTTCGCGTAGGCGTACACGCGCATATTCGTGATGGTCGCACCAGCCAAGTCCCCAGTCATATTCGGGAAACCAATCAGGCTGTTATAGCTCCACCGCGAATACGAGCCCTGCGGCATATTGTCAGGCCAGGACGAATCCGGGGAGCCGTTGGAATACGCCTTCCACCAATTCGACCGGTACGCCTTGACGTAGTTGCGTTTCGGCTGCGGCTGCTCCGACGGCTTCGGCGCACCCAGCGAAATCGACTTGTTCACCTGAAGCGTCGGCTCCACGGCCAGCCCCAGGTCACGAACCCACGCGTGCGGCTGCGGCAGGCTCGAGTCCTCCACCGTGAGCACGACGCCCTCAGCCCCGTAAGCCGACGCGGCCAGGAACAACAGCCGGTACGTGCCCGACGTCGACGGCGTCCACGGCTGGAACGTCACGTGGCTGGTCTGCAACTGGTTCCGGTTCTCGGACACAACGCGAATTCGCTGCTCAAACTCGTCTTGCGCGCCGGCGTTGACCGGAGAGCACTGGAGCCGGGCCTCGAGCATGGCGTTCGCCTTGCCCGCGTACCAGGTGACCAGCTCCTCCACCTGGTACATTCGGCCCGCCTCGAGGTCGACGACGAGCTCATAGAGCGAATCGACGGAGCGAACTATGTGCCGGTTGCTGCCACCCCACGGCCAGGCGGAGCCCCAGGCGACCACGCCGCGGGGGAGAGCGGCCAGGGTCTCGGCCAGGTCCGTCCCGCGCCAGACGAGGCGGTCGGCCACGGAGAGGGACTGCGCGGACACGAGCCCGTCACCGGTGATCGTGGCCTTCGCCAGGCCATCCGTGCCCGTGATCGACAGGAAATCCTGCCCGGCCGTCCCTAGGGTCACGACCTCACTCGGCTGCCCGCCGACCGCCTTCACCACGTGCAGGCCCGTGGAGTCCATGATCGCCGCATCACCCGACGGGTCACCGGCCACAATCCGCGTAGACAGGCGGATCGTGTCAGCCAGCAACTCACCCGTGATCCTCGCGGAGCCCGCCTGGAGCATCTGCGTCGTGACCTTCGCGAACACGCCGATCTTCGCCCACAGCTCCTCCGAGGCGACGACCTTGCTCGCGTTGACCGCGCCGTCAGCGATCTCCACGCTCCCGACGCTGCCGGGCACGAGAACACGGCCAGCAACCATCAGGTAGTCCTGCCACTGCTTCGCGGCGGCGGACCACACCTTGACGCCGGTGGCCTGGTGATTCTCCCCGGCCACGACCCACAGGTCTCCGTCCGCCGGCGAGTCCGGTCCTTGGGGACCCACGGTCACCCGGTCGCCTGCCCGCTTCAGAGCGTTGGCGGCCGCCTCACCCGACGTCTTCGCGGCGTCCTTCGCGGCCTTGACCTCGTCGGCCAGGCGCTTCTGCGCCGCGTCGATCTCGGCCTTGGCGGCGTCCAGTTCCGCCTTGGTGCCGGCCGCCTCGAGGGCGATCTGCCCCGTCACCCCGGTGGGCCGGGCCTGGCCGCCCTCAGGCAGGGCGGCCGGTGAGACCACCTGGTAGACGCGGCCGGTGCCGTCCTGGAGACAGACGCACTCAGCGCCCACGGCGGTCACGCCGCCGTCGGCCGGGGCCACGACCTCACTCACGGGGTCATCGGCCGGCAGCTCGACGCGGACCATCCCGCCGTCCAGGACGTCGAGGACGCGGCCAGTGGCCCACGTGCCCGCCTGCGAGCCGCTGCCGTAGGACGCCTGCTGCGACGCCGTCGACGTCCTGGGGGACGGCTTACGGTCGAGCCAGAGATTCGGCTTCACCATGCGAGCTCCTCGACGTCGACTCTCATGTGCCCACCTGGCTTGTCCACCGGCAGGCTGTAGGCGACGACCTTGCCGACGATGATTTCCCCGCCGTCGGTGTGGACGGCGATCACGTCGCCGGCCTCCAGGCGGGGGTCAGCGGCGATCGCCACCGACCGCTTGGAGGCGGCCTCCAGGGCGTGCCGCATGTAGGTGCCGGCCGCCTTCCTGACCGCGGACGCCGACGACGCGGCGTTGAATTCGCGCCGGTCCGTGACCCACCCGTAGACGGCGGGCTCGTAGGGCCAGGACGCTGATACGGCGGTGCCGGTCCATTTGATGACCGGTTTCCGCTGGTCCTCCTGCTGTGGGCTGCCGACGACGACCCACCGGTTCGGGCGGCGCTCCACGCTCTTGCGGGGTGCCTCCACGAGCAGGTCACGCCCGCTGTAGCGGGCTACCGGCTCGGAGCCGTCGGTCTGTGCCCACAGGTGCAGGCACCCGTCGGCCTTCACCGCGTAGTTGAGTCCCCGTGCCTGGCACAGGTCCCGGATGGCCTCAGACCTGCTGTGACCCCACTGGGTGTTCGGGTGCACTCTCGGGTTTGGGGCACCAGGGTCCAGCACCACCGGGAGGGTTCCGGCGAGCCGCTGCGCCTCAGACAGGGCTGTCGCGCCGCGGGGCGGGGACGAGGGCCAGGGCATCGGGTCCTGCTCGAGGAGCTGCATCAGGTCCAGCGCCTCGACCTTGACCGACCCGTTGTCCTGCTCATCCCAGGACTGGTGCTGCCACCATCCGAGGTCGACCTCGTCGCGGCCCTCCCTGGTCTCGAGCAGGGCGGTTACATGGCTGCGCTGCCCGAAGTTGTTGAGGGCGGACCCTGGCGACTCGGGCACCCACCCTGACGGGCAGGTGTAGGTCAGTTTGCCGGGGACGACGCGATCGGATGCCCAGTCGATTTGCACGTCCTCGCAGGGGACGTCGACGGCGAGGACACGGCCGCCTAGGTGGACGTCGATCCGCGCGCCGACGGCGACGGGCCCGGCCAGCGCCTCAGTAGACGGGCCGGGCCTCATGGCATCCCCTGCACGCGCTTGGCGACCTCGAGGGCGGACCATACCTGCCATCCCGGAGTGTCCGGGTGTGCCTCGCCGTAGTCCGCCCATTCACCCCAGGTGGTGACGGGCACGGCACCCTGCGGCGTGTTCTCGGCGCGGGGCTCGTGCTCGATCCATTTGATGGTGACCTCGATGAGCTCGCCCGTGACCCGCTTCCGGGTGACGCCGGTGACGATGACGGTCCTCGGTGGGACGCCCGGTACCGGCATCGTCGGTATCAGCATGATCGGGGCGTGAGACTGAAGCACCCACCACAGGAACGGCTCGGTCGCCGGGGTGCAGGTGACGACGCCGGTGCCGGTCATGGGCTCGTCCCGGATGGCCCACCGGGTGACCCCAGCGACGCGCGACGCCGTCGAGTCCCAGTCCAGCGGGTCACCGTTGTGCTCGTAGGCCAGGCCGGGGGCGGAGCGCCCGTCAGCCCCGGCCACCAGCACCCCGAACCAATCCCCGACGGGGCGGGTGAGCGACACAGTGTCGCCACCCGCCCGGTAGGTGGTCTCGACGCCGGGCGCTGCCAGGCCGTCAGCCACAAGGTGCTGGCCCTGGCCGACGACGGCGAGCAGACGATCATCCGCAGTGACCTTGGCCGGCCCGTCCACCAGCAGGGACGGCAGGCCACTGGCCTTCCCGATCCAGCCCTTGAGCGCCATGGCAGCTCCTCTCAGTCGTCGCGGGACGCATCAATGGCGACACGCTCCGCTTCCACCTTCATCCGGCCGATGAGCCGGTCATCGACGTCACGGATCACCAAGGTGTCCGGGGCGCTGTTCTCGCGGGCTAGGAGCTGGTCGATCTTGGACCACTGCCCGCCCGTGAAAATAGCTTCCGGCTGCCGGGTCTGGTTGGTGACCACCTGCGTTCCCGGCTGGAGCCAACCGCCGTCGTCGTACTTGAAGATGCCGGCGCTCGGGCTCCCGTAGATGGGGAGTTCCCGAACCGGAACATTGAAGGTCGGGGCCTCGATCATCATGCCGTTGCCGGAAGCGACAGCGACGTGGTGGGCACCCCCACCGCCGACGGAGCCACCCCAGAACAGCAGCGTGCCGGGCACATTGGGGTTGCCGGGCGTGGAGTTGGCCTGGAACGTTGACGCCGTGTGACGGGGCACGTTGTGGCCGAGCGCGCGAAGCGCCCACACGATCAGGCCCGAGCAGTCGACGCCGCCGGGCACGTCGACGCCACCCCACACGTAGGGGGTGCCGATCGCCAGGCGGGCCTGTCCGACCAGGTCGGACGCGACCATGTGCTCCGTCTTGCCCTTCACGTAGTCGGCGACACCGTCGATGATCTTCTTGGGGATGGCCTTGCCGGCCTCCCAGAACGCGCCACCGAAGTTGCCGCCGTCGATGAGCTTGTTCACCGGCACCCGGATGAGGTTCTCGACCGCGCCGAGCGGGTCGGCGATGATGTCGGCCGCCTTGGACGCCTTGTCAGAGACCCAGTCCCATGCGGACTTCGCGCCGGACTTGAGGGAGCCCCAGATACCGCCGTCAGCGAATGCCCGGTGCGCGCCCGCGTCCCCGCCGGGGATGGGGCGGCCACGGCGGGCCGCCCAGTTCATCGCGGCGACCATGCGGGGCCCGCCGACGGCGCGCGTCCACTCTGGCCGCATGATGGCCTCGCCACCGGACAGGGCCAGGGATCCGCCACCGTCGGGGGACACGAAGTGATAGATGTCCTTCCCCGGTGAGTATCCCGGCAGGACACCACCGGTCGCGTACCCGGCGATCGGGCTGACGGTCGGCATCCGCAGCTCAAGACCGAGCTTCTCCATCACCTTGTCAACAAGCCACTTAATACCGTTCGTGTAAACGGTATTGATGACAAAGTTGATGGGCTTGGCGGCCGCGGACTTGACCTTATCGAAGGCGTTGGAAATGCCGTCCTTCATGCCGTTGAAAGCATCCTTGATGCCGCTCACGACAGTATTGATGGCCGGCTTCACCGTGTTGGTCAGGAAATCAGACCAGCCCTGAATCTTGTTGGTGATCCAGTTAATGACCGGGCTGATGACGTTGTTCCACAGCCACATCCAGATCGCGCCAATGGCCTTCACTGCCACGTTAATGACAGACGCGACGACGTTAATCACCGGGACGAGGAGGCTGGACATGACGGAAATCCACGAGGAAATCCAGTTGATGACCGTGCCAATCAGGCGGGCGAGGACCGGGAGGACCGCCGCGATGATCGGCGTGATGACGCTGATGACCGTCCCGATGATGGACACCAGGGGCGGCAGAATCGCCGAGACCACCGACCAGATCGCCTGGTTGACCCTGATGAGGGGCGGGATGATCGCCCCAATCACCTGCACGATGACTGGCATGATCGTGTTGACCAGGTTCATCAGGATCGGCATGAGCAGGCTCAGGGCCTGCGTGAAGATGTTCGCGATCTGGTCAATCAGCGGTGCGACGGCGGCGGCCACCATGGAGAACATCTGCCCCAGGAGGGGCAGGACCGTCGCCGCGATCTGTGTCAGCGGCGGCAGGAGAGCCGCCATGACGCGGGTGAGAGCCCCGAAGATCGAGGTGACGATCGGCGTGGCCGCTGCGACCAGCTGCCCGAATACCTGCGCGAGGACCGGGACGATGACCTGCGCCATGTTCGCGAGCAGGGGTGCCACGACGTTCAGCGCCGAGCCGAGGGAGTCACCGAGGATGCCGGCGATGGTCCCGAGCTGGGAGCCGAGCGCCTGGAGAGCCCCTGAGATCGCCGGCGACTGGAATGCCTCTCCGAGGGTCTTGAATGCGCCGGAGATGGCGTCGCGTAGCAGCTGGCTGTGCATCACCATCGACGTGAACAGTCCGATGACGATGCCGACGGGGCCGGTCATGCTGGAGAACACGCCGCCGATGAGCGGGATCTGTGTCAGGAGGGGCCCAAGGGCTCCGGCCAGGCCGCCGATGACCGGCAGGAGCCCGCCGAGGGTCTGCCCCAGTTGACTGAAACCACCCGAGCCCTTGATCCGGGTGATTACGTCACCGACGTTCTTCCCGAAACCGACAATGCCGTCAGTAAGAGCGTTGATCTTGTCAGCGATCTCTTTGACACCGATGGCCTTGATAATCTCGGCCATGGCTTTCCTGATGCGGTTGCCCGCGTTCGTGAAAGCCGTCGCGATACCCAGGGTTGCAGTACGTGCCTGCGTGTCAAAAGACGCAACACCGTCCATCCCCTCCGAGTTGAGCTTCAACAATGCATTGTTGAAGTCGTCGAAGGTGACGGTGCCTTCCTTCATCGCGGTGTACAAAAGTGTCGAGTTGCTCTCCGCGCCGAGGATGGACTGGGCGATCTGGTTCATCTGACCAGGCATCGCGTTCGTCATGGAGCGCCAGGCCATCATGTCGACCTTGCCGACGGCCATCTGCTGCCGGTACTGCTCCATAGCGTTGGCGGCCAGCGTCGTCGACGCACCACCGGCAAGGAGGGCGTTGTTCATCGCCAGGGAGATGTCCGTGGCCTTCGTGAGGTCACCGGTCAGCGGGGCGATGCCCTGCACCATCCTGACGATCTCGTCGGTGGCTGTCGGCAGGCCGTCCAGGGAGTCGCTGATGCGGTTGATCTGCTTGTCCGCTTCCTCCGCCGAGTAGCCGATGTTGGCCATGACGCGGGGGAAGGTGAACAGCTGGTCGGCGCGCTGGACCGCGCCACCGAGGTTCGCGCCGATGGTGGCTGCGAGCCCGGCGACGGCGACGCCGGCGGCCTTAGCGCCGGTGCTGATAGCGCCCTGGAGAGCGTTACCGACGGCGGAGGACAGGGAGGCGGCGGCGTTGATGGCGGCGGCCGCGCCGGAGGAGATAGCGGAGCCGATCTTGCCGCCCACGCTGGCGAACGCTGACCCGATCTTCCCTGGGAGCGCCTGGACGGGTGCCGGCATCTTCGACCACGCGGCCGACCACTTAGCCTGAATGCTGGACACGGAGGTGCCGACGAGGCCGACCGTTGCGCGCAGGTTCGAGCCGACGTAGGAGAAGGCGCTACTGATGGGGGCGGTGAACTTCTGGAGGACGCCACCGACGCGGGACGCGACACCAGAGAAGGCGTTGCCGACGCTGGAGGCGGCTCCCCGCGCGGCGTTGACAGCGGACTGGAAGCCGCTGACGATGGGGGCGGTGGCACGCTGCCAGGCCGCGGAGATCGGGGCGGACACCGCGCTGAACGCCCGCGCCAGGTTGGCGGTCGCCGCCTGCCAGACAGCCCCGATACGGCCAGAGGCCGCCTGGAAGTGCGCCTGGATAGCGGCCAGCGCCTTCGCCGCGCCGGGCGCGAGACGCGTGAACGTCCCCTGCCACGCGGCGTGAATGTCGCCGGCTGCCTCGGAGGCGATGCGGCTGGACGCGGCGAACGCCTGACCCACCAGGCGGGCAGCATCAGTGGCCGCGCTGAACCCCGCCGCCGACTTCGACGCCAGGGCCGACAGAGCCGCCGGAATCTGCCCACCGCGCCGGATCGCCGTACCGATGCCGTCGACGATCCGGTCACCGACCTTCTGGCCGGCCTTCTGCGCGGGGGCACCCGAGAACGCCTGCGCGACGGCCTCAGGAGCGCCCCGCAGGGAGGGGACCAGCTGGACGTAGGCGGTTGCGAGCTCGATGGCTCCTCCGGCGACTCCGGCCATGCTGGCCCCCTATCCTCTATGCGGTTTTCTGTTGCCTCGCCTTGAATCGGCGGAGGCGCTCGGCCTCCCAGGCGGCATCGTCTTCCTGGTTCTTGCGCCACCCGACCGGGGGTGGTTCTGGTGGTGGCGGGGGCTTCGCCTTGTCGTCGCCGAGTAGAGCGACCAGGGCGGTGACGACGCTGTGCCCGGCGCTGAGCGCGGCCGTGGTCTCGTCGGACCAGGCGAGCGAGCCCCCAGTGCGCCGGTGGAGGGTCGCGCCCGGAGGGAGACCCTCGATGAGGGCCATGCACCGGCGCATCGTGAGCCGCCCGCGCCACAGGTCGAGCAGGTCAACGCCGTAGTAGCGTTGGAGGTCTGCCTCGATGGCCTGCCCCTCCTCCCTGAGGAGGATGGGCAGGCGGGTCAGTTTCCCATGCCGAGCGCCTCGAAAATCTCCATGGCGGCCTGCACAGCGAGGGTGAACCGGACCTTGCCGTTCTCGTCCGAGCAGCACTCACGCAGGAACCGGGCCCGCTCACGCTCATCGGGGAAGACGATCTCGAGGAACGGGCCGGGGACGCTCTGCGTGAGCTTGGACATGGCCTCGTAGTCGTCGAGGTCGTCAGAGGTGACCTCGATGTGGAAGCCCTTGTAGTCGGTGACCAGGGTGCCGCCGGTGGCCTCGGCCTGCTGTAGGCGGTCCTGGGGGACGGCCGCGCCGGCCTCAGCGGCGCGCTGCGCGGTCGCGCCTGGGGCGGTCTGACGGTACGGGCGGTTGCGGTTCTTCTTCTTCTTGCTCATGGTCGGTCCTTCCTAGGTCGGGGCCGGTCAGATGGGGTGCCTCCTGGTGGGCGAGGACCGACCCAAAGTCGCCCACCAGGAGGAGATTTGTTACGCGGCCTTGAACGCCGGGTCGTCCGTCAGCATCGTGATGTCGCCGGTGAATGTTCCGGTGATCTTGTAGGCGACGTCGTCGGTGTTCGCGAGCTTGAATCCCTCACGCTCACCGATCTGGAACGACTCGCAGTGCCACAGGTACTTGTGGCCGTTGGCCTCGGCGTAGACGATGATGGCGACGTTCTCGACCTTCCGGGACGAGGACAGGACGTGCTTGATGACGCCGGAGTCCTCCGAGGACGCCTTCACGAGCCACTGGAGCTTGAGCGTGTCGATGTTGGACTGGAGGGCGGTGAACGTCACCCCGGAGTCGGACTCGGTCATCTGCACCTTGTAGACGCGGTTGCCCTGGTGGGCGCGCCGCTTGTCCACGGAGTCGTCAGCGGTGAACTCAATGCCGTCCTTGTCGATCCAACCGACCTCCTTGAAGGTGGCGGGGATGGCGAGGGTGGTGGGGGCCTTGGTGCCGGCCGGGGCGAGAGCAACACAGTCATCATCCGAACCAGCGGTGATGATCTGCATCGCGTTTAGCTTCTCGTAGGACACGGATTTTCCTTTCAGCGGGTGAGTTGGTGTCTGATTTCGACGGTCCAGCGGTATCGGTCCCACCCGCTGGTGGTCGGCGGCTCATGGCTGGGGCCACCGACCTCGGTTCGCCGTATGACACGAATGCCGCCCGGTAGGGGCGGCATCGGATTGAAGATCGCGGCTCTGGCTTCGAGACAGAGCGCGTACGCGGATGACTTGGTGGGCGCCCACGCCTCGACCGTGATCCGTGGCGCGTCCACGGCCAGGCCGCGCGTGCCTCCGACACGGTCGATGAGGACGAACCGGCCGGGCGGGTCCCTCGGCAGGAACCCGTAGACGGGGACGCCGGCGAGACGGTCAGCGAGGTAGCGGCGGAGCCCGTCGATGATGTCTGGTTGCTCCATGCCGCTCACCTGCCAGCGTCCAGGGCCTTCATGAGGACGTTGCCGTCCGCCTGTGCCTTGCGGCCCTCGTCGTCGGCGGTACGTACCTGGGACGCGTACCGGTTGATTCGCTTGTCGCGTCGGCGCACGAAGAAACCGGGGCCGGCGGCCGCCCGGATACGTTCGGCGCGGGCATCCAGGTCAGCGACCACGCCGGGAGCGTTCAGGAGCGCCCGCACCCCGGCAGGATTCATGACCACCTTGACCTTGCTCATTGCGCGGCCTCCCAACGCTTTGTGATGACGGCGATGTGCGACAGGCGCCCGGTGGGCGACTGGTTGGGGATCGGCAGGCCGACGATCACCCAGTCATGGCCGGGGTCGTCGGGGAACCGGAGCCGGCACTCCCCGCTGATGCGGGTGCCGGGGTTGAGGTAGACGGTGCGTTGCCCGGCGTCGACGTCGCCCGTGGCTACGCCGTGGATGGTGGCCTGGGTGGCCTCCCACACGCAGGTGACGTCCGTGGTGGTCGCCGATCCCCAGTCCGTGGTGACCTGGCCCCATTCCTCCCGCTGGCCGGGGGTGACGATGGTGACGCGCTGTCTCGCGAATGACGGAAGCACGGGTGTCCCCCTCTCATGCCCAGTGCTGGAGGCGGTAGGCGGCGAGCTCGCGGCGGTCCGTGTCGGACAGGGTCATGCCCGCCCGCGCCCAGGTCGCTGAGATAGAGCCCGCCTGCTCGCGCGTGGCCCCCATGGGGGAGGCGCACGCGGACAGGACAGACCGGGTGATGACGGCCGCCAGGGACGGGGCCTGCGGCCAGCCGTGCGTGATGGTGACCTCCACGGCCCGGAACCGGTCAGGGAAGACCCCACGGCGGAGGCGGATCATGCCCGCCGTCGAGTAGTCCCAGGCGTCATCCGGGACCGGTACGCCATCGACCTTCAGGCCGGTGGCGGTAACCAGCCGGCCCGTGGGCAGACGCAGCGACGCTGACCCCTCACTGTCGAGGGTCACGGTCTCCTCGATCACCGGGGCCACGTGCCAACCGCACCACAGGCGGATAGCGTCAGTGGCCCCGGCGATCAAGGTTGGGAGCCTCGGGTCCCCCTCGGGGACCTGCCCGCCCGACGCCTCGGCCACGGCCTGAGGGGTGACTAGGGCGTCAGGCATGGTCCTCACTCCTTCGCGGTGGGACGCGCCTTGGGCTGCGTCTCCTTGTTCTCCGGGTCAGGGGCGGCGGCCGTCACCGGCCCCTCCTCGCCCTCAGTGGCCCCCTCCTCGGGGGCGACGTGACGTCCCTGCGTCTCGGGGTTGTAGAGACCCCAGGCGATGGCGTCATCCAGCCGGTACCGCACCCCGTTGAGGGTGACCATTCCGTCGTCGACACCCATCAGGCGGCCTTCACCAGGACCAGGCGGTTCGGGCGCCAGATGACCAGGCCGGCACGGAGCTCGGCACGCACGTAGACGCGGTTACGAGCCGCGTAGTCCTTGTGCTGGTTGAAGGCGACAACGCTCAGTCCCTCACGGTCGAGGAGCTGGACCTGGTTGAAGTCGCCCATGAGCGCCTGGCCCTTGGTGATCTTCGAGGACTCGACGACGGGGGCGCCCCACAGGGTGCGCGGGCCGATGCCCCACGGGCCGAGGCCGTAGAAGCGCTTGTCGTTGTCCTGCATGAGGTCGAGGGCCTCGACGTCCTCGGGGTGGAGGATCACGGCGGTAGCGACGCCACCAACGTTCGTGATCTTGGTGCGGCCACCACGCACGGCCTTCGCCAGGTCCATGACGTCGGTCCCGGCCGTGTAGGTCTTCTCCTGCACGCCGGTGGTCTTCAGGATGCCCTTGGGCTCCTCGGTGCCGGTGCCGTTGAGGACCTTGTCCTCGATGACCGTGTCCAGGTTGTAGCGGACCGCGGTGTTCATGTAGGCGGCGAACGCCGGGGCGTCGGAGAGCAGCTGGTTGGTGACCTCGTAACCGTCTGCGAAGGTGTACGCCTTGCAGTCGGCGACGGCGGTCGTCATGTCCGACGTCGGCTTGAGCGCGTCGGTGTCCTGCGTGTTCTCCTTGACGATGGCGGCGTTGTTCGACACGGCAGTGACCTGCACGTACTCGAAGTTGCCGGCCATCTGGCCGTGCCCGATGACGTCGAGGAGAGTCAGGGGCCGGCGGTCGACCATGTCAACCATCGGGTAGCGGATCGGGGCGATGTGCGCGGTCGGGGTAGCGAGCACCTGACCGTTGGCCTTACGGGAGATCAGGAGCTCCTCGAGGTCACCGATCTTCACGCCGGGAAGGGCCAGGTTGGAGCCCTCACCGAGGCCGGAGGGGTGGGCCTTGGCCCACTCGCTGTAGGTGGAGGAGCGCACGTAGCGCTCACCGAAGGTGCCGGCCTTCATGCCGGACTCCTCGCCCGGCTCATAGGTGTTGTCATCCGGGATGTTGCCGGCGAGTGACGCGATCATGTCGCGCGCCGACTTGGAGGCGGCGATACGCTCGTCGATCTCCTTGACCTCGTTGACGCGCTTCTCGACCTCCTTGCACATCTCGAAGGTGAGGTTGTCGCCTGCGGCGTTCATAGCGTTCTGGGCGTCGATGGCGGCCTTCATAGCCACCGCGCGAGCCTCCATGAGCGTGCTCATGCAGCGCTCCTTTCTCCCTCAATGAAGAGGACTGCGATTTGGGTGTTGAGTCGCGCGGCGGCCTTCACCGGGTCTTCGTCTTGCCCCTCAGGGGCCTCGGCGTCGTCGTCGGTGTTGCTGCCGGCTTCCCCCTCCTCGGGGGCGGTCTGGGAGGCGAGGAGCGCCCGTATCTGGGTGATCTCCTCGCTGGTGAGGCCCCCGTCGGAGGGGGCCTTGACGGTCTCGATGGACGTGTCCTGATTCGCGCCGATCGGGACCACGCTCACCTCGTAGAGGCGGAGGTCCCGCAGCTCGCGGGCCTTACGGCCGTCGTCGAGCTCTACGTCGCCGGAGTCGCGCACATCGAACGCGAAGGACATCTGTGCGACGGCCCCGCTCTTCAGGAGACGGCGCACGTGCTCGGCGGTGGGGGAGTCGGCGTCGAGGTCGACGTCGACCTTCAGGCCGTGGTCGTCCTCCTTGGCCGTCTTGACCGCGCCGATGAAGTACTTCGGGTCATCGAGCCTGTGCCCCCATAGGACGGGGATGGGCAGGCCCTTCTCCCCCCACTCCTTGAGGGTGCGGGTGAACGCGCCCTTGGCGACGACATCGCCGTAGGAGTCGGGGTCCCTCGTCCACGTGGACGCGTACCCGACGAACCCGGCGTGGTCGCCGTCGCCGTCTGTCTTCCGGCTCAGGGTGCCGGTGGTCTTGAACTCCACGAGGAGCCCTCCTTAGTGCGTGATCTCTACGGAAACGGTGCAGTTGCAGCCGGCCGACTCATCCGGCCCCATAGCCGGGTCACCGGGCCAGGACAGGCCGTTGGAGAAGTCGGTCCAGGCGGGCGTTGTCTCCCCGTTCATCGCCAGGTGCGTGGGCCGCGGGTTACGGCCCGTGATCCAGGTCTTGGTGCACCGGCCGGGGGCGGCCTGCTTGCTGGCCTCGACCGTCGCGAAAGACCCCATGGCAGCGATGAACGCGCCGGCCCCGGCGGCTGCACGCTGGGAGCGGGCACGGTCGAACACAGCGGGCACACCCTCCGTGCCGGCCTCAGCCAGAGCGGCCTCGATCTGCCGGCGAGTCGCCTCGTTCACCCACCGGGCGCGGGCCTTCGTGACCGCCTGGAGGTACGCCTGCGTGCGCGGCAGGCTCCAGTCCTCATCCGGGTCGAACCCGAGGCGGGTGCACGCCTCACGGCCCATCTGGTCGACGCACGCGGCGGCGAGCCGGTACAGGTCCTCAGCGAGCTCCCGGTCCCAGCGGGGCTGGTCCCACCAGCCGTCGGCCTTCGCTCCGAGAGCGGACATGACGGCCCGCTCCTGACGGCTGTAGTGGCGCTTGAGGGCGTCCTCGGCCCTGGTGGGCCAGTCGCCCTCGAGGTCCGCTGACTTCACCTGCACGCCGGCGGCCGCCTTGGGGGCGTCGGTGTCCTGGCCCTCGTTCTGGGTGCCGGAGTCCGTCGGGGACGCCTGACCACCCACCAGCACGTTCAGCGGGGTGATGAGCTCGTCCCCGCCGTCAACGGCCGGCAGGTTCAGGCGGGCGCGGGCCTCGTTGCGAGTCATCCACGGGGCGCCCGTCGACGTCTGGAGCACGGCCGCGGCCTCCTCGAAGGAGCCCCGCAGTTTCGCGTCGAGGTGCGCCTCGACGTAGAGAGCCCGCCCGTCGCTGAGCCGGTCAGCCAGCGGGGCGCACATCTCCTCCCACGCCCGGATGTAGGGGCCGAGGTTGTCCCGGTAGAGGGACTCCCTCATCGACTCCATGTTGGAATAATTGCCCTGACGGTCACCGAGCAGTTCGGGGGCGATGTGGTAGGCGCCCGCAACCTCGATGTTGGTCAGGGTGCGGGCGTCCAGGTCGTCGATGTCGGTGGGCTTGTAGGAGCGGTCGTGCCACTCCATGCCCTCATCGAGGAGGAGGTCACCGCCTTCGCGGCCACCGCCGGCGCGGAACGCCCGCATCGACTCGAGGAAGTTGTTCCGGGCGTCCCGGTTCGGCCACTCGGTGGGGCGGCTTATCCAGCCCGTGTGGCGTGCGGTGTTGCGCATGACGGCGCGCCGGTAATCGACGGCCTCGGCTGCCTCACGCAGCAGGGCCGCCAGCGTCGTGATCGGGGACAGGCCCTTACCGTTTGACTGGGAGTAGCCGACGTCGAGGAGGAACCCGGAGGGGTCCATGTCCTTGACCTGCCCGTCACCGGTGGTGATGCGCACGGCCTTGACCCGGTCCAGGCCGTCCGACACGATGCGGAACCGGCGGGGTGGGATGCGCACGAGCTCGGTGCGGTCGCCGTCGTCGACGATCATCACGGCGCGGCGGTCGTAGAGGAGCCCGTCGAGGATGACGCGCTCCCAGAACCGGTATGCGCCCATCGCGGGGCTGGGCGCCCCGATCACCTGCGCCAGGGCGCCCGTGGTGACGCGCTGACGGTCGGAGTCGGAGACGCGCTCGTAGACGTGCAGCGGGATGGAGGCGACGTTGGCGGCGATGAAGGACGTGACCTTGCGGATGGCCGGCTGTGTGCGCCAGGCGGCGGCCACGGAGGCGGCGTCCCGGTCCGAGGCGTCGTAGTCGACGAGGGGGATACCTGGGTCGACGACGTCGAGGATCGTGTTCCCGGCGTGGTTGGCGGCCAGGGCGTCGAGGGTCTGGAAGCGCGTCATCGGATCACCTGCACCCAGGGCAGGGGCAGGGCGACCATGAGGTCCCCCTCGATGGTGGTGCCGTCTTCGGCCTGGCACCCGGTGAGGGTCACCCAGGCGGGGGCCACCGCGGCGAGGGTGCCGCGCACGGTCTCCCCGTCGACGGGGACGAGGACCTTAGCGCCGGTTAGGCAGGTGAGCGTCTTATCGCGGCGCACGAGCATTCACACCCTTCAGGCGAGTGGTTGCGGGCCCGCCTCATAGATCGACGAGGCGGGCTCCTCGGGAGCGTTGGTGATCTGGTCCCACAGGGCCTCGGTCGCAGCAATCAGGGGCGCGGCGTCCTGGGGACTGTTCTTGCGGTCCCAGTACCAGCCATCCCCGTAGAAGCGCTGCGCTGCCGTGTGGGCTGCCAAGTTCAGGGCCTCCTGGCCCCGGTGTGCGAGGGGCTTCAGGCTGGACGTGGATTCCGGGGCGGCGGCCGCGACCTGGTCATAGATGAGACCGCACCCGATCCCCAGGTCACCGCCCACCCAGGGCACGACGGTCAACCCCTCGACGTCGGCGAGCGTGTCGACGAGGATCGCGGCGGGGCAGGCTTTGCCTTGAACGACGACGCGGGCGGGGTTGTCGGCGTCCACGAACCCCCGGAACCACTCGGGCAGCCACTCGGCCCACCCCTGGCCGGGGCGCGCGGCCACGATCTCCACCTGGAGCCGGCCACTGGCCTGGGGGCCACAGGCCGCCACGTAGGCCGCGCCACGGTCCCACGAGACGTCCACGGCGTAGGAGATCGGGGCGTCATCGGGGATGATGCCCCGCGGGTCGGTGCACGCCTCCCACGCGCCCTCAGGGAACGGGCCAACGGCCATGACGTCGACCCACTGGCACATGCACTCGGTGCGGTAGACGGGCTCAGGGTCGGTGGCCTCAGCGGCCTCCAGGGACGCCTCCTCGACCGTGTACCCGAGCGAAGGATTCGACTCAGCCCACCCGTCACGGTCCGTGGTGGCCCGCCCAGGGGCGGCCGAGTACTCGATCAAGCACAGGGAGTCACCGCCGGAAGCGGTCAGGTCCGTGTCGTCAGCGTTGATGCCGTCGGGGTCACCGAGCGCCAGGTGCGCCTTCTTCCGAAGGCTCATCAGCACGACGGACGCGTCATCACCCGCGTTGGACAGGCACCAGGTCTGCGCCTTAGGCCGCGCCATCATGGTCTTCGTGACCGCGCCCCACGAGTCCCAGTTCGTGTGCTCGCGCAGCTCGTCGAGGACAATCAGGTCAGCGGACAGGCCACGCCCGGCCTTACGGTTGCTGGCCTTGACCTTGTACCGTTCCCCGGTCTGAAGGTCGAGGGATTTCTTGCCGTTGACCTTGTTGACGTTCTTGATGGTCGCGGCCAGCTCGGGCACGGACTCGGCGATGTCGACGCAGCCGCTCCACAGCTCCTCGGCGATGTCGAGGTCCTGGGCGGTGCCCAGCGTCATCTTCACGCCGAGCACGTACATGGCCCACAGGCAGAGGGCCTGCGCGAGCGTGGACTTGCCGTTCTGGCGTGCGACCAGGAGGACCACGGTACGGAACCGGAAGCGTGTCCCGGCCCGGTTGAGCTCGAGCGCCCGGATGAGTGTCTCCTGCTGCCACGGGAGCAGCGGGATGCCGAGCACGTCGTGTGAGAACTCGATGCACGAGTAGCCGGCACTCGTGTCGGGGGTCAGGTCCCGCAGCGGCGGCGTGTGGATGCGGGGCGTGCTGTGCCCGTAGCGGGGCGCGTCGGGGTCACGGAGCGGGCAGTCCCGTTCCGCGTCGGCCATCCACCGGTCGAAGAACTCGCCGGCGTCAGACGGCCCGTAGGCCGGCCGTGCCCTTCCTGAGCGTTTCGAGCCTGCCACCATCGACCTTCTTCTCCTTCTTCGCCCAGGCGGCCCTCATCTCGGGGGTGAGGCCGAGGGCGGCGGCGGTCTTCAGGAACAGGGACTCGCTGACGTTGTCGAAGCGGCCTTCGATGGTGGGGAAGTCGGGGTCGTCGAGACGGTTGGCGAGGCGGCGCAGGAGCTCGACGGTGGGCTGGTCGGCGGGGGTGATCCAGTCGGCGGCGCGCAGGGCGTCATCGACGGTCGCGAGGATGGAGGTGTCGGCGGGGTGAGCCACGGTTGCTCCTCAGGTGCGTGGGCGGCCCCATTGGCGGGATTGGTTGCCGATGCTGGGGAGCGCTTGGGGACGGGCGCCCTTAGCGCGGTTGCAGGCTTGGTGGACGGTGGCGAGGTTCGTAGGGTCGAGCCTCAGGTCGGGGTGGTCTCGCCATGACCGGATGTGGTCGACGCTGGGGGCGTCGTCAGCGTTGGGGTCGTGGGCGTCCCATTTGATGGGTTGCCCGCAGATGCGGCAGGGGGTGCCGGCGGCCTTGTCGCGGGCGCGGACCTGCGCTGCGAGGGTGCGCCAGACGCGGCTGTCTCGGCGGAGTCCACTGGACACGCGGCGCACCCCCTATACAGGAAAAGGGCCCCCACCAGATTGCTGGTGGGGGCCCTCCAATCCCCTAGAATCCCCATAACCTCTGGGCTTACACCCTGTTAGGAGAGTGGCGGCATCCTACCCTGCGTCGGGTAGGGGTGTCCCACTGGCCCTAAGTGTGCCACTGGTGTCCAGTGTTTGTCCACTGGTGTTGGGGAGTGTCGCGAGGACGTCGCTGAGCCGGTAGAGGGTGCGGCCTCGTCGGTCTCGGCCGGCGGGCTTGAGGTGCCCGGCGGCGACCCTGCGGTGCAGGGTGCGTTTGGAGACCCCGGCGGCGAGGATCGCGGCCTGTGTGTCCACCAGCGGCTCAGCGCCGTCAGTCACGGGTGACACCCCGCCGGGCAGATGGTGATGATCGTGCGGTTGCGCTCACGGTCGTCGGAGAGGGTGATCTCGTAGCCGCCCTTGCAGTAGGACAGAGCGGAGAGCGCGAGCGACTCCTCCACGAAGAACTTCTCCATGATGGTTCGAAGCAGGCCCGTATCGTTGGTCTCCTCGACGAAGTCGGAGCGGCTGACCTTGCCGAGGGGCTTACCGTCGACGTAGGCGACGCCGACCTCGTAGGGGTTGGCAGTACGGTCAGCGGTACTCACGGACGGCTCCCCTCGCTGGTGGGATGTTCTCCAGGGAGACGGGCTGGTCGGTGGAGATGCGGACTGTGCCGCTGGTCGTCAGCAGGAGCTCGTTGGGCACATCTACGCGAACCATGCCGCCCCCATTCGGGCGTGACGTGATGGGCTCGATCCTGACCATGTCCGTTGGCTCGACGGCGGCAACTCCCGAGACCGTGTATCGCTGGATGACCCCGCCGGGGCCGGGGACGTCGATGGTGACGTTCTCCAGGGCTGTCTTGGTGATTTCGAGGAGGGTGCGCAGGTCTTTGACCAGTGCGCTCTCTGCGTCGAAGTCGTATTCGCCGCGGTAACCTCCCCCCTCCTCCCAGTCGACGATAGCGGACTCGGCGTCCTCGATAAACTGCTTCGTGGTCAGTTCGTCACTCATTGGTGCTCTCCTCAGGGGTAGGGATGTAGGCGAGCGTGTAGGGCCCGTACTTCTCGGGTAGTTCAGGTGCGCCACTGTCAGGGTCTTTGCTGAGTTCCCACCAGCGTCCATCGCCTGCGATCCATGAGTACCCGTCGCCGTCGATGGCTATGACGCCTTGTGTCGCGCCGCGTGAGCCCTCCCCGCCGTCGATGGTTTCCGGGACAAGGCCGCGCGTCCGCTGAAGCTCATCGCAGAGCTCCTGCAACTGGCAGAGCAGTTCGATGGCGACGCCGCGGATGGTGCGGATACGGCCAGTGTGACCGGCCTTCACATCCTCAACGATCCGGTCATCACTGATGTCGGCGACCATTTGCTTGAGGTAGGGGAGAAGGCTTATCCGTTTGGCCGTGTGCCGCTCTTCGAGGAGCCGGCCGAGAAAGTCCCGCTCACGCAGGACGGCAAGTTCCTGCCCCATGCGCTCGGTCTTCTCTCGTAGGTGCTCGACCTCCAGACGGAGGTCCGAGTTCTCACGGCGCTGGAAACCGACGGTGTCTTCAGTCATTGGCGTTCTCCTTAGGGGTAGGGGTGTAGACGATGGTGTAGGGGCCACCCGATTCCGGGAGGGAGTCATAGGGTCCATCTCCGGTCGGCACCCACCCTTCCAGGCGGTACCTTCGCCAGGCGTCGCCGATTTTGTCGATGACGACGGTCCCAGCGGGTAGGTCGCTACCGTCTCCCTCCACCGTGCGCGGGACGGCGGCTTCCTTGAGGTCGTCGACTTCCTCTTCGAGGGCGGCGATGTGGTGGATGAGCGCGTAGATGTCGCCAACCGCACCGTCGTAGTGACCTGTCTTCTCGTATTCCTTGAGCTTGTCGAGGATAGCGGTCTTGTCACTCATTGGCGTTCTCCTCCTGCATGCGGGCGATTGTGCCTTTCAGGTCGACTACCTGCCTTTCAAGGAAGGCGATGTGGTTGATGAGTGCGTAGACATTTTTGATCGCCCCGGCAAAGTAGTCAGCACCTAGGTATTCCTTCAGTCTCGCGGCAATCACATCGGCGTCGGCGGGGCACTGCTGAATTGGGTCGGTCATGACTCCTCCTTGGGGGTGTGGACGATGGTGTAGGGGCCATATGCGGCCTCTAGGTGGTCGTCGGTCGTTGTGGGGTTGAATTCGGCGGGGGTCCAAAGGCCGCCATCGTCGCACTGCCAGGCGACGCCGGCATTGTCGATGACGACGGTCCCGGCAGGCAGATCGCGGGAGTCTTCTCCGCCGCTGATGGTGCGCGGTGTGGCGGGCTCCCGTTTCAGGGCAGCGAGCAGCACGCGCTGTCTCTCGTTCTCCGCCATGAGCTGGGTGTTGCGGCTGGATAGCCGAGTGATCTCCTTGAGAAGGGTCTCGGTGGTTTGGAACAGGTGCCAATAGGTGACGGTGATGGAGGCTTTCGCTTCGTCGAGCTCGCGTTGAAGGTCGGCGGGGCGCTGCCGAATCGGATCGGTCACGACTCCTCCACTCGCTCGAGGTGGTATTCGTACTCTTCTGCGATGTCTACGGCCTCCTGGGCAAGGTCACGCAGGTACTTGACATCATCCAGGTCCGCGTCCTCGATGATTCGCATGAGCTCGTCATCGTCGTAGTCGTCGAGGGCGGTTTGGAGCTGCTGGATGGCGGTCATGCTTGGGGGCCTTCCTGGTAGCGGGTGAGCCAGGCGAGGGCGAGTGCCCCTACCTGGGTGACCTCCGAGATGAGGTCGGCGTTGTGGCCCGTGTCGGCCTTGTTGTCGTAGGTGAGGGCGGCGCACACCTCCCCCACCTCCTCCGCCAATGCGTAGAAGCGGTTTTCGTCCGTCGGGCCGTCGCAGTCGAGCGTCATGCCAGGGTGCTTGACGGCGGCCCGCTCGTACTCGGCGGCGAACAAGGCAGCCGGGTCCTCGACGCCAAGGGACCGGAGCATCGCATCCGCCTGGGCTGCAATAGCCATGAGGCGGGTAGCGAGGCGTACCTCGGCGATCGGGCGCCGGTGGCTCCCAGGGGCGAGGTCTTCGAGGATGTCGATCGTCCGGGCGACCGTGCCGAGGTCCTCGTGCCAGTAGCCGATAGCCTTCAGGAGTGGGCACGACAGGTCACCGTTTTGCTCGATGACCCAACCGGCCAGGTCAGCGATCTTCTTTGGGGTGGTCATGACAGGGCTCCTACGATCTGGCCCCAGATCGCCACGATGCCCCATATGATGAGGGAGAACACGGCGAACCCGGTAGCGGCGATGATTACGTAAGCGATAGCGGTACTGAACCGCTGGCCGAGCGAACGGTCAGGATTCACGGTCAGCCCTCCTTACCGCTGGTCTTGATGTCGATGTCCGGGACCAGCGTTTCAGGCCGGTACACCACCTTGTAGTGGTAGGGGTCGGTCTTGGATGCCTCGGTCTGCTCCACCACGTAGGTGACGTTGTCGGACAGGCCCAGGAAGTGCTTCTTGTAGGTGTTGTCACCGACCTTGCAGGTGACCTCGAGCTGACCCTTGGAGTTGTCCTCCTTGGAGTCCTTGATGGAGCACAGGCCCTCGATGGTCAGGAGGTACTTGTCGGTGATGCCGTTGACGAACGTCACGCGGCGGGTCACCTTGAAGTTGTCAGAGTCCTGGCTGATGTTCCAGGATGCCGTGTCGGCGGCCGAGCAGCCGGCCATGGTGAGGGCCGCGGCAGCGACAACGGCGACGGCGAGGTTACGGAGTTTCATGATCTTCCTTCCGGTTTTGGTAGGGGGTTGGTGGGGATGCCCCAGGGTTGGGGCCTCCCCGTGGTGTGGTTAGAACGGGGGCTCGTCCTTGAACTGACCCCCGGTGGCCCACGGGTCGTCGGCGCTACCGCCGGCCGGGGCGCTGTAGCCGGACCGCTGGGCGTAGTCGAACGCTCCGCCCTGCTGCGCCTGGCCGTTGTTGCGTGGGGTCTTCGGACAGAGGCCCCACACGTCAGCGGAGAGCCCCAGGGATGCACGGGGGGTCCCGTCCCGGCCGGTGAACACGGACAGGCGGGGCTGGCCGGTCACCGTCAGGAGCGTCCCCTTGAAGACGTTCTCGGCGAACGCCTCGGCCTCTTCGCCCCACACGGACACCTGCACCCACAGGGTGTCGCCGGCGTCCTCCCACTGGTTGGTGTTCCGGTTGAAGCGGCGCGGGGTCCAGGGCACGTCGACGTTGGCGACGGCCGTGCCTGAGGGCGTGAACCGCAGCTCGGGGTCACGGGAGGCGTACCCGGTGACCGTGAGGCTGGCGTCGGGCCTCGTCATGGCCTGTCTCCTTTCCGTCGGCGACCGATGATGAATGCGAGGGCGGTGAGGATGATGGTGCTCACGCGGCCTCCAGGGCTGGTGGGGTGTCGGGGACGATTCGGCACAGGGGCGGGCACATCATCTTCGGGATGGACCCGACCATGCCGTCGTCGGTGGTGTAGGTCGCCTCGGTGAGGGACGCGATGACTGCGCTGATGCCGATGGCGGTGACGGTGACTGGGGCGCCCTGGTAGAGGACGCGGTCACC